TCGCATCATTCGTTGATGTTCTCTTATTTCCCCAATTACGCAGGGTTCTAATCCTAAAACCGCATACCCTTCTTTGCAATATTCCGGATCGCTTAAAATATAAACAATTCTGTGTAATACGCATTTTCCGGTGTACTGTTCGCCGTTCCATTCGTTTAAAGCCACATAATCGCCGATTTGATACGGTCTATCATTTTTTCTGATTTCAAAACTCTTTACCCCTGCTGCCGATGCTTTGAAAAACTCCGGCAATGTTTTTAATGCGTGTATCATTTTTACCTCCTATTGTGCTATAAACGCCGTTTTTCCGGTTGCTGCCTCTATCTCTGCTTTCATGCCCTCGCTAATTCCGTATCGGGTGCCAATAATAATTATGTCGCAGGCGTTTAAAATGTCTTTTCCGGCTACTAATCCGCGCCGCCGTTCTATCGGGTTTTCATCATCAAGTACCTGCGTTAAATACAAATGTGTTGTTATCGGTGTATAACCCAAATCTAACGCAACCTTTGTTAAATATCTTGCGTATAGAATATTGCGGAACCGCTTTATAAAATTTCCTCGGTATGGGCTACATATATAAGCTAAATTATTTGCCATGTGTACCTCCTGCAGCAGGTTTTTACGCCTGCTGCTCTTTCTTCTTTCTCTTGGATATGTAACCTTCGCAATCTTCGGTATCTCTTAATTTTGTTATTACCGCCCCGCCATAATAACCGCGCATCTGTGATAAATGCTTTTTGCAGCTTATGTTATTGCATCTGTTATCACAAAATTTCGGGTAATTTTCGGTATTAATCCATAAATTTAACGGTTTATTCATCATTCGCCTGCCCTTTTCCTTGCATTTCATCATAAGATCCTGCAATATATAAATTTTCGCTTTCTGTCAAGTAATCGCTAACCGAAATCTAAATTCTTTCGCGGTGCGTGCCGCCCAATACTTTAAATCGCTTTCAATTTCTGTTATTTCAATTACTTTTGTGTAAATCATAAGGTCTATAAGTTCTGCCAAATCATCATAAAGCAATAACGCCTGCTGCCCTGCTGCCAACCTTGCAACCTCTAAACCCTCATTCGTTAATACTGCGGTGCATTGTTCCGTTATGGAACCTTTAAAAACAAATGTTGCACTTAATCCGGCGTAATCTGCTATGTATTCCCATTTGCGCCGGTGTTTTCTTTCCAACCCTTCCAAAATTCCGCATCGAATAGATCTGAACCGATAACCGCCTCCATGAAATACATGATCCTCATGCCGTTATATTCTTTGTTCATGTTGATCTTGCCGTTTATAATAAGGCTTTTCCGGTCTGTGTTATCCGGTAACGGCTGATTATATGTTACTTTGGTTTCCGGTTCGTTCATAAATTGCGGTTGTGGTTCGTCCTGCGCCTCATTCTCGCTTTTTTCCGGTTCCGGTGTATTCTTTATTGCCTCTGCCTCTTTTCCGGCTCTTTGGGCGGTTCCTGCTCTTTCTCCGGTTCTTTAACCGCCTTTGCATCATTTGGCGGTTAGTGTTCCGGTTTCCTTATATGTTTCATATAACGCCTGCTGCGCTGCCTCGTCCAATCCGGCATATTTCATTTGCTGCATGAGTGCTAATTTTTCCTGCTGCAAATTCTTCTTTTGAATGGTTCTATTAACTTGCCGTCTATATGCTCTAATGTGCCTATTTTGGTTTTGTTGGTTCCCAAAATTCCGGCTATGATGTTTTGCAGCTTTCCCGATAATTTATTATCTTTCTGCCATTCTTCTAGCAGTTTGCGAACCTCTTTTATTTCCTGCATTTTCTCGTAATCGGTTCTTTCGCGCTGTGTCGAATTTGTAAAGATTAAGATCAAGCGGTTTCTGATGCTGTCGGTTGCGCTCTCAATCTTGCAGGGGATCATTTCATATTCTGTTTTACCCTCTGAAATTAACTTTAAAACCGCAAGCCGTCTTTTATGCCCCGCTATAATCTCGTATTCGTCCGTACCCGCAACCGGCTTTACAACCGGATATTGCTGTATTCCCACTAATTCGATTGTGCGCGCGGTTTCTTCTACCTCCTTATCGTCCATGTGGTAAAAGTTTTCTTTGCCTGCTGCCGGTCTTAACTTATGTACGCTCAATTTAACCGGTTTCCAATCGCTTTTAATTTCTTTCTTGCTTTCCTCATTCAGAAAACTATTGATATTAAAGCCCATTTGCCTGCCTCCTTTATGTACCCGATTTGGGTATTTCGTCTAGTAAATACTAGGCGCGCGGCATATCTACCGCGTGCAAATCTGTATCTAATTTGTACCAACCGCCCAACTCTAAAATAAATTTAATGTGTCCGGTCTTTGCGCTGATCTGTGTGATAATATCCGTAATTTCCATTATCTGCATTTCGCCGCCCTTCTCAAAACGCACCCGATCGCCTATCTCATAAGGGCATTTAGCTTTAAACTTAATTGCTTTCATTTCTGCCCTCCAAATATTCCAATACAAATTTTTTATAATCCTGCGCCGCGCCGCATCTTACGGAATATTCCACAAGCGGCATTTTTGCAAATGTGCTTTCGCTTACTTTCTTTTCTGTCCGGCGGATCTGCTGCTTAAAAATCGGTATATCATGCGCCTTTAACCATTCTATGCCTTGATTGTTTACATCGTTATTCTGATACTGCGTAATAAGACAACCTGCAAACTTTAAATTTTCGTTGAAATCTTCCTGCACCTGCGCGATTTGGTCTAACAGAATGTCTAAACCGTCAAATGAATACTGATCCATGAATATAGGCACGATAACATCGTTTGACATTACAAGCGCGTTAATAATGCTCATGTTAATATCCGGCGCGTTGTCTATGATGCAATAGTCATAAGCCTCCGTGAGTGGTAAATAATCGAATTTCGCCCAACCGCGATCAATTACCTTTGCATTTTCCAACGCCTTTTTAAATCTCGTCTGCTGCTGTCTGCCGGTGTCTACAATGGTTCGAAGGTTTGCCTCTAATAAGTCCATATTCGCGGTTATAATGTCTATGCCCTCATAATCTGTACTTTTGATAACCTCGGAAACATCAACATTTCTTTGCAGCATAACCCGCGCTATGGTGTTTGTGTCCTCGGTATCGTAACGCTTAAACGCTTTTGAGGTATTCCCCTGCTTGTCATTGTCGATAATTAAAACCTTCTTGTTATGTACTGCTGCCAATGTGTACGCCATGTTTACGGCTGTTGTTGTCTTTGCAACGCCGCCTTTTAAACTGATGATTGAAATTGTTTGCATTTGCTTTTTCCTCCTTGTTAGTTAAATGGTAATTCTTCATTATCCGGCACCTGCATAAAATCATCGCCCGCCGGTTCGTTTCCTGTTGCCCGCTTGCTTTCCGCAAACTCTTGATCCTCTGCTATAAACTCCGTAACATATACTTTCTTGCCCTCATTGTTTGTATATGTTCTTGTTTGGCATCTTGCCGTTACTACTAACTTTGTGCCTTTCTTAAAATACTTTTCTGCAAATTCGGCGGCTGATCCATAAGCTACGAAATTTATAAAATCTGCTGAAGGTTCGCCCTCTCTTTTAAATCTTCTATCTACTGCCAATGTGTAATTTACAACTGGTACCGGCTTTTCGCCTTGTGTATAACGAATTTCCGGATCCCTTGTCAGCCTGCCCATAAAAATACATTTGTTCATGCTGTGCCTCCTTTGTAATAATCAATGATTGTTCGCGCATCTATGCAGCTATCCACCGCCTCTAATGCTATTTCTGCCGGTACTCCGGCGGCTAATACCGTTTGCAACTTTTCAAGCTGATATAGATAACCGTCAAATGAATACGCGTGTTTTTCTGATGCGTAAATGTCGGCTGCTGCCTCTGCCGTTTCGTAATCTGATAATGCGGCGATGCTTGCTAATAATTCGCTTTCTTTCTCCCGCTGCATCATTGCCTGCTGCTGTAAAGCTGTTACTAATTCAGATAATGCCATGCGCACCTCCTACAAATACGATTTGCCGTAACGCTTTCTAAATTCTTCCCGCGTTCCAATCTTTCCTTCGTAAACCGCCTGCCCTAACATCTTAGATAACTTTTCAGCCATGATATTTTCATGCACGCGCTCTATTGTCGCGCCCATATTGTGGCATCTATTACACGCCGGTACTTTTAAGCCGTCCTGCTCTGCCAACTCTCTAATGCCATTGCCAAATAATAAATGATGTTCACACTCTGCCGGATCGCCACAAAAGAAACATATTTTGTCATAGTCCGTTACAATGCTTTTTGTTTTACTCATATTCTGCCTTTCTGTATATCCTCGGAAATGCAATATAATAAACCTTGTATGTATATATCCAATAGAAACCGACTTTTACAAATCGCCAATAATTGAATAGGATATATAGCCGCCCTAATAACGGGTGTTTGATGTACTCTATTTCTATTTCCGGTCTTATAACATAAAATTTCTTTGGTTTCATTTTTTCCACCTAATAACCGTATTGCCTGCGCTGTTTCTTTCTGCGCGGCTCCGGTTTTCCTTCTCTTGCCTCTCGCGCCTTAATCCAATATTTCATACAATAAACATCTGTATGAAAACCGTTTAAAATGTTTATTGCCTCTAATTCGGTTACGCCGCATCGCTCCTGCAACTCTAGGCGTAACCGCCTGCGCTCTCCAATATCCTGCATACCGTTATACGGTAGCTTTGCGGCTCTATCTCTGTATTCGCGCGCTATATCCTCTGTTAAAAGTTCCACCGTATAACCTCCCTGCTACACCGTCACGCTTTTAATTTCGCTTGTGGGCTGATTTCCTCGAAATACTACGATCATACTTGGGAATGGTGCCGGATCCTTGCTTTTCTCTCCGTCAACCTCGAAATTAACACGCCCTTTGATAAATCGTATTTCTGCTTTGCCTAAAATGTAATCGTGAAACATTATTGTGTCGGTGCGGGCAGGTATCAACATAACCACGATGATCCCCCCCTCGGTTGCCTCTTTGTAACATTTTTCAACCCATGCAATTTGACCGGCATTTGTTTTGGTTTTTCTGCTGTACGGCGGGTTGCAAAATACTGTTTCGCCCGCCCATGATTGCGCCAAACCGTCCTGCTCTATGGTGTAATACTTGTCGCATTTGTGGTTGTTATCGTCTGCGCATGGATCCAATGTAAAATTAAATTCTTTATTGAGTGCATCGAAAAGATCCTGCGGGGTTCCCCAATCATCTTTACCGGTGCTAAAGTGTACGCTATTCATGTTGCCCTCCTTTTGGTCTTTGTGTCGCCTCTGTAATCTTCAAATGTTGCCGTTTCGCTGCTGTACCAAATGATCCGATTATTAACCCACCTTTGCAGGTCTTTAATTTCCTTTGGTGCGGTCTGTTTTTCGTAAATCATTATGTACGGCGCGGCTCCAATCTCTCTAAGCGTATAAACGCGGTGTAAATCTTCCTGCAATGTGCTATTAAAATTTGTCAGCACATAAACCGTAATTTTTCTTTTGTCTAATCCGGTCTTTTCTTTGAATAACTTTAACTTTGGTACAATTACCTTTTCATCGGCTATGTTATCCCACGCAAAATGTACATTCTTGATCTTGATCTGCTTTATAAGTTCTATATTTTCCTCGGTTAATAACCTTGCATCTAATCCCTGCGTAAAATCTACCCACGCGCCACTATCTGCAAGCTGCTTTAGCAGGTCTTTATGTTCTTTTGCTGCTAAAATGTTGGGATCTAATAACTTTATGTATTTTTGACCGTTCCAAAATTCCTGCAGGTCTGCTACCTTCTTGCTTTTTAAACCCTCTTTCTTTCCAACTATGCAAAATTGACAATTTCGCGGGCAACCTCTTGTTAAAAAGCCGTATGCCTCGTTTGTAATTCCGTATAATTCATAATCGGGGTAAATATGCTCTATTTCTTCCGGTAGCGGTTCGCCACCGTTTGGGTAGTTGTAACCGGTGCCGCCTCTTATAATTTCTTTGGCATTTATGCAATATGGGTAATCCGGCGTAAATGTAAATACTTTTGACATATACACTCGATCCATTTCTCCCGAAAATAACGGCTCGTACCATTCCACGCTATCGCCGCGCGCCTTGTAGTATGCTGATATTTTCATAAGTGGCAAGTTTGGGAAATTGTGACCGTCTACATCAATTAAGCCTATTCGCTGCATTTCTCGCCTTCTTCCTTTTGCTGCTCTTTTGCTACCTTTGGCATATATAATTGACTAATTAAGTATAAAAAGCCGCCGCACTCGCACCTTGTAGCCTCTAAATTATTTGTTGTGCAGCCGCATTTATAACACTTTCTATGTGTTCCGATCGCTGTCATGCTCTACCTCCTTGTCGATTTCTACAAAATCGTAATCGTAATTATTGCCCTTCTGCTTGTCCTCTTTTATGCGGTCTGCTATATACTTTTCTGCTGCATCTTCTGTATTGCATACCGCAATAACCGGAAATCTGTTTTCGTGGTAATTGTCTATTATTGCATAAACTTTTTTATATTTGCTCATGCTCTCACGCTCCCAACTGTTTATTTAAAAGAAATTCGTACATTTCCTTGTATGTTGCCGCCTGCTTTTCTGCTGCCCCGCTGCGCCTCTAGTGCTGCTGCCACCTGCTGCCGCAGGCTTTCTGTTTCTGCCGGTGCTGCATCGGGCTTTATTGCTACCGATACCGCCAAACATTTATTTAACATTTCCATTTCTTCGGGTGTCAGCGTTCCGATCCATTCTCCGATCCGTTCCTCGTAAACGCTGCTTATCTGCTCGCATAATACCGTTGACGGTTTCAACGCGGAATGTGTAATAAAATGTGTTGGCAGGTCTGTTTTTGGCTGTGTTGTCATGTAAACAACCTCATAAACGCCGCTATGCTTGTTATTTGCATCGTTTGAAACAATAACCGCCGGTCTGTCTGCTCTCTGTTCGCTGCCGATACTTTGGCGGGTGTCGCGAATATAATAAATGTCGCCTCGCTTAATCATTTATCACTACCCCCCCCACATAAATAATTTTTCTGTCGCTCTGAAATGCTCTTTTGCTTTCATGCTGCGATCTACCTCCTTTTCCCAAACTGTTATAAAGTCTGCCGGTGCTTGTAGCTCCGAAATCAAAACTATATTGTTGTGTTTACTCCATTTGCGCATCGTTTCCCAAAATTCCGTATAATCAAAATCTTTTGCGTTGCCGTACTGCTTTGTACCCTCATACGGTGGATCGCAATATATCACGCACCCCTGCGGGCTAAATTCTTTGTAATCCCGCGTTTGAAACTCTATACCGGCAATCCCCCCCTGCTGCATCTGATTAAGAATATTATTTTTGCTTTCTCTGTAATAATCCCTAACCCTGCCTTTATCTTTTCCGAAACCGGCATAGCCGCCGTCAAAAAATCTGCCGTTATATGATGCAAGAAAACCAACCGCGCCAACATACCACGCCGGAAATTGATTTATATTTGCCCTAACTTTGTTGTATTCTTCCCGCGTTATGTGTTCCGGCAATTCGCCGCCGTCCTGCAGGTGCTGAAATAACGCCATTAAATACCGGTTTTTGTCTGATGCAATGCGCCGATCTGCCTCTACCTTGTCTATCACATTGCAGTCCGCCCGCAAATGGTTCTATGTAAATTCTTTTGCCGCTTTCATCAATTTTTTGTTGAATAATCGGCACTATGAATTTTGCTATTTTCGCTTTGGAACCCATGTATTTCATGTTGTGCCTCCTAAAATTTCCTCTAATTCCTCGTTGTACTTCTCGTTGTATGGTTCAAATGTTACGGTGTGGATCTGTGTGAGTATATAAAAGCCTTTCCAATCCTCAACATTTGCCGGTGGCTTTCCGTTTGCTTTCTTCCAACCGTCCTGCTGCCATTTTTGCACCCAACCCAACCTGCAGCCTTTGCATCACGCCCCATACAGCCCCGCCCTTAAAAGATTGGGGGCTGGTTGTCACCAGCCCCCAAAGCTCTGTCAGCTTGCCATTCCAAGTGGAGAAGGCGCTGTTCAGATTTTCTACAATCCAGTTTTGATTCAAAGGTTCACCTTCTTTCCGGCATAAGAAATGACCGCCTTGCCCGAAAGCAAAGCGGTCAAAGACTGGTTTCATACGCCGTATTTCTTATTCAATGATTCCCACACACTGTCGTGGCTTTGCCACTGCGTGTCCGTAGAAGCAGCTTGTTTCTTGGCTTTTTTCTAATTCTTCAGTTACATAGCCCTGATACAAAAGTTCATTGTGCGGCGGTTGAACGGATGCTTGCATTTTATCGGACACCTCTTTTTCTTGCTTTAATGTACCACAGTACGCCAATACACACAAGTGCTGCACAGCATTTTTCACAGAATCATATCCAGAATATCCTTGGCAAAGTAGATAATGACACCACCAAAAAAGGTCATAAAGCCCTGTGCGCGCTGGCTGGCATCGTGGCCTTTCAGGGCAAGACCGATCTGCACAATGCCGAAGCCCAGCAGAATAGCACCGATTGCCTTGATGGCGCTGAACACAAAATCGCTCAGGGCATTGATGGTGGCAAGCGGGTCGTTGGCGGCAAAGGCGGGCATTGCCATGGTAAAGGTAAGGGCAGCCGTGGTGGCAGTGACCAGATAGATGCGTTTGATTTTGCGCTGGCGGGCATCGTTTTGGTCGGGCGTATTATAGGTTTCTTTCTTGTTCATTGTGAATTTCCTCCATGATTTTTTTGAATTTTCTTCGTACATTACATCGGTGATTTGCGGGCTCGGTCATGCCCGGTCACAACATCGGGCGATATGGTCTGTGCGGTTTGCGCATAGTCGTCCGGCATACGGTAAGGGGCGGCTCCGCCGTCCGGTGTGAGCTTTACATTGGGATGGCGCATCAAATCAAACTTGTGGTCTATGACCGGCGGTTCGCTGCGCAGCAGTACCAGACAATCCCCATCATCCATGCGGCGGATCTCATCCGGGCTGCAAAGGTCGCGGGCGGTAAGCTGATAGCTGTCACTGCTGGAGCCGCGGCTGCCGCGCCCAATGCTCTGGCTTTTGGTGCGTTCTGTCATCTGCCGATGTACTTGGACAGCCATTCAAAGGTGGCATATTCGTTGCCGCCAAGGTATATCAGGCTGTCGCAGTTGCCGATCATGCCCTCCCAATCATCCTTGTACAGGCTTTGAATCTGGCTTTTGGACTGCAAAATAATATCACAGCTGATATTGCGGCTGCGGCATACAGCCAGAATATTCTTGAAATTAGCAGGCAAGGCGACATTGGCAAACTCGTCCATCATAAATCGCACATGGACCGGCAGTGCGCCGTCAAACTTCGGCTCAGAATCCGCCAGCCGGAAAAGCTGGTCAAAAAGCTGGGTGTACAGCATCGTGATGAGGAAGTTATAGGTTTTGTCATTGTCCGGGATGACACAGAAAATCACATGCTTTTCCATCCCCAAACGCGGCAGGAACATGGTGTCGGTGTTGGTCATTTCGGCAAACTGCGCGGTGTTGAACATATACAGGTTGGCCAGAAGCGGTGATCAGCACAGATTGCAGCGTTTTGGTGGAGCCCAGCTTAAAGCTGTTGAACTGCAGCACTGCCGGATGCAGCGGGTCGCGCTCCTGCAGCTCATTAAACAGCATTTCCAAGGGATTCGGCCCCATGTCGCCCTCTTCCATCTGACAGTTCTGGATCATGTACATCAGGGTGGAAAATGTTCTGCTCAGATACCGGTGCTTCGTAAATGAGATACAGGATCAGCGCGGAAATCAGCAGTACCGAGGCATCGTCCCAGAATTTATCGCCGCCGCTGGCCGGGGCATCCTTGGGCTTGGTGTTGTTGACGATGGCATACGCCAGTTTAACGGCATCTTCATCGGAATCGATGTAATGCATGGGGTTATAGTGCCCTTTGAAATGCACAAGATCGATCACTGTGACCGGAATGCCCAGTGATTCATAAAACCCGCCAAGAGAGCGCACAAGCTCTCCCTTGGGGTCCAGAAATAGATAAGAGCCGCTGGCCTGCATGGCATTCGGCTTTGACATAAAAATCGGGTCTTGCCGCTGCCAGAGCCGCCGATGACCACCACATTCAAAATTGTGCCGGTGGGCATGGCTGTCTGTGCTGAATCGGATATTCTGCGAGAAGATATAGTTTTGCACCTTATCCTTGCGGTTTTGGTATTTTGNATTGAGTCGGCGCACACTGCCCCAATGGGCAGAGCCGTGTTCCTCACCGGGGCGGCGGTCAGCCTGATCGAGCTTGTAGCAGTAAACAGCCAATGGATAAATGACAAGCACCGCCAGCAGAAATTTCGGTGTATTCTGGCACCAGTGCAATGCGGCAGGGTTCTGTATTAGTTCTGACAGCAGCGCTGTGATTTCTGCAAGACCGTGCGCCTGTTCTGCCGCCTGTGCAGCGCAGCCGCAAGCCAGAGCAGCGGCAGCAAACAGCAGCGCCCATAAAATCAGCTCGGTTTTATCGGTGCGGTTGGAGCGCATTCGGCATCACCGTTCTTCCCGCTGTGGAGCAGGCTGACCGCGCTCCAGTTTCAGGCGCTTGCACACGGCATCCCCAAAGGTGACTGCCGTTTCCCGCACTTTTTCCCAAAGCTCTGCGTTCCTCGCCGTCCGGGATGTGTTCTTTCATGCCCTCCAGTGTTTGAACCGCATCCGGCGGCATCGGCAAGCCCAGCCGTCCGCAGACCTCCACACTTATGGCTGCGGCGGTCTGGCGCATCAGCTCGTTNNCGNGAGATACCGGCATAGGAGGATTCAGCAGCCGCCATCACAATCTCCGCGGGCAGCCGCTGCAAAAGTTCCTGCGGGGGTATGGCAGCGCAGAATACCAGCTCCTGACGCTCGGCATCATAGCAGAACCCTTCGACTTCGTTTTTCGGAAGAACCGGGATCGGTGAGATCTCGCGCATCACATCAATGGCTTTCTCGATCTGTTTCGTGCTTTCCACAGCGGCAATCGGGTACGGCTTGTTGCCGTAGGTCTGGGAAACATCAAATACCTTGGCAACGGCATAATATCCATTGCTGCGCACGATCTGCGCGATCCCCGTGCAGCCCTTGCTGACGCGCCGCCCGTACTTGCTCCATTCGTCTGCCGACATAATCGCGCAGGCCAGCGGATTGGCGCGCAGGATCAGCGCCGTATTCCCGGCAGTGATGTGACTGCCCAGCCTGCCGCGCTGGTAAAAGTAGTTGGCAAGGGTCTGCCCGCCGGCAAACACATCTTTCAGCGCTTCTTCCTGTGCAGCAAAGGTTTCCTGCCGTTCTGCCAGCTTTTTTGCTTTCCATTCCTCAATATTGAAACCATCTTCGTACATCATCGGGCCTCCTTTGTGACCGCTTCTTTGGTTCCTTTTTGCAGAGCTTTTTGCGTTTCGGATATTGCTTTGGCGACCGCACGGTAATGATCGATCTTCATCCGCACCGAGGGGCGCTTATCATAAGTCATAGAGCCTTTCTCTGGCACCCGCAATTCTGGCCCTTGCGGATTGCGGGCGGGCGCTTTTTTTCGGTCGGTCTGTCCCTGCGCTTTCGGAATGTTGTAACCCATCTGCTCATAGATGCGGTTGAGCTTGCTGACATCCTCCGCCTTGAACATAATGTCAACCTTTTCTCCTTGGGCAGATTTATCCTTGATAACAGCAAAGAGCACGCCGTATTGCCTGGCGTACTCTTTGAATTGGGATACATCTTCGGTTTTGATGGGGATGACCTTCAGCTCCTTGTTTTCGCGCAGAAGCCGGTCCAAGCTGGTTTTCCCTCGGACCTTCGGATTCTCTTTGGCATAGGCCAAGGCCAGTGCCAGAGAATTCTTAAAGCCGAGAGCCGTCAGCTTAATAGCCACCTCGGAAAACTGAAGCGCCTCTCGACGCCATCTGGTCGGCTGCTTCGCCGCTTGTACTCATCTTCCTTCACCTCGTTCCTTTCCTGTTGTGCGGCAAGCTCTGCCTGCCGCAGTTTCTCCTGCACCATGGCGGCATCTGCTTCAATGTCGGCGCAGATATAAAACTCATGGCGCAGGGCTTTGATTTGTTTGGTCAGCTTTTGGATTTGTTTCTCCCGCGCAGCGCGTTCCGGCTCTTGCTTTTGCCGGTACAAAACCTTGCGCTGGCGGGCAAGCTGTTCGATTTGATTCTCTAAATTGCTCTTGTGGGTCTGCACCTCCGCAAGGGTTTGCAGGCGGTGTTCCCACAAAAGATGTGTCTGCTGCTGATAGCGGTTGAATTTCTTAAAATCCTCACGCAGCAGAAAATAGCAGCGTTTCGTGGCTTTGCCGTAGTAGGCTTTGCGCAGCAAGGCGCAGTAGCGATAATAGCAAGCCATAAACCCGGATACCTTGCGGTGCGGTTTGGATAGGTTGCTGCGGTACCGCATTCGTTTGCCCACAGGCGTAAGCTCCGGGGGCAGCCACTGGGCAGGCTCCGGGGTGTGCTGCGCTTTATATTCCCGGCGCATATCCGAGGGCAAGTGCCGGAGTTGCCGGTAATAATCGCGCAGTGCCGATTCGGAATACCGTGCATCCAGCCGGTCAATGCGCACGCTGCGCTGCGCACTTTGGTGCCGAATCGCCATGTGTTCTACGCGCGGACCATATTTGACCATGTAGCCCATAGCCTGCAATTCGGCAATAAAACCATCAAAGGTGTCAGCAGCGGCCATGGCAAGCGCCACATCCTTGCGCACCATGCTGCGGATGGTCGGCTTGCCGGTTTTGCCGCTGAGCCAATCGGCATAGCCTTGCCCTTTGCCGTCGGTTTCAATGACGGAGAGTCTGTTTTCCCGGCAGAGTTCATCCGATATTTTTCGGATGCCATTATAATAGGTGTCGAAGTCATTTCGAAACATTCTGCCGTCTATAAAGGAAACCGAATTGGTTACGATGTGGTTATGCAGATGTCCCTTGTCCA